CAACGCCGGTTTCCGGTGTGATTGTTTGTGCCGATGTTGTCGGTGTTACATTTAACTCATTCACAACCGCTGGAATATCGCCCGGGCAATCCACAATAACTTTGCGGAAACCGTCATAGGTTGCATCTGGTTTATATTCGCCGTTTTCGGTAATGGTTTTTGTTTGTAAACGCGGTGGCTGTTGCTCGCGAATCAATCTTTTTAATGCCATTTTTACCCCCATTTGTTTTTAATAATTTTATCTGTGTTTTAATGCGGATTTTACGCAATAAAACGGTTTATCCGACCCATTCTTCAAATGTTAATGGGTTTTGTTCGTACCAAGTTTCACTTGATTCTGGGTAATCGCGCAGATACTGCATATATTCCAAAATTTGAATATATGTTTGTTCGTCATCGGTTGTCGCCATACCCAATTCTTTTTGGTCCCGATAACGCGATACGCGCCATTCAATTTCGTTGATATATTGGTCACGAACCGCACGCACCATGGCTTTCTTTTCATCAACCGTTGGTTCGGGTTGCGCCGGGGCATATCCGGCAACATACCATTTGCCATCGTATGCCTGTTCCACGTTCATAATTTCCATGCCGATTTCGACATAATATTCATCGGAACAACCAACGCCGATTTGAACTTCGTGCGTTTTGTTGTTAATAATCTTTGCATATTTGCGTTCTGCCATAATTTAACCCCTTTGTTTATGCTGTTCTGCGCCATACATTAACCACGTATGCCGGCGGTTGAACTGTTGATGATGCGCCGTATGTTGAATTTGAATTACTGGCCGCAAAATTAAATGTTTGATCTTGTGTATATCTACCATCGTTTCCATGTGGATGATTTCCATTATTTACAAACGTAAGAACACCTGATGCGCCGCCATTATTACCTGTTGTCCGTAAATGACCGGTAAGATTTGGCAATCCTGCCGCAATGGTTGAATTTCCGTTTGTACCATTGCCACCCCACAATGCGCGGCCGGTTGAAACCAATTGCCATGTGGTGCCGGGCATAACCGTTGCCATTGGGCATGTGTTTTGTGTGCCAATATAAATTGCGCCAACCGGATACATAACCGCCAAAACATCCGATACAAAATGGCTGTCCACATAATCTTTGTTCACAATTTGGTTTAATGGCGAATTTGATGTTGGTGTTGGGCATGTTGAAACCCCGGATAATGCCGCGTTATTAAACGAAATGATTTGCGGCCAATACATCCAAACATCGTCTGTGTGATTATATTTCGCTTCGCCCCCTTGCTGACCGGCTTGTTCGGGTATATCCCAGAATTTGGATGTAATCAAAATTGTATAATCAATCCCAACCGGTGGTACAAATGTTCCGCTTTGGGTCCATGTGATACCGTCATTGGATACATACGTATTTAATGTTGTAAAATCAATGTATGTTTGCCCAATTTCCGCAGGTGCCTGAACGCTTGATCCGGCGGTTGTTTTACCAAACGAAAACGAACCCTTGGTAACCCCGGATGTTGCCGCACGTTCCGTCAAATAAACAATTGCATCGGCCAATTGGTGTGCTACTTGTTCGCTGGGGGTCATATCGGCCGCCACAATAACCGCCAATAATTCGTTTAATACCGTGTTAAAAAAGTCCGCCGGCGGATTCGAACCCGGAACCGTTGGTTCGGCATTTACATATTGTTCGTTTGGATCTGTTGCCCCAAATGGTGGTATCCATTTCATTTTTTACCCCTTTGTTTGTTTATTCTGCTACCCTTACGCCCAACACAACGTGTGCCGGCAAAAATGATTGAATATAATTCGTGTAATCTGCCAATGATAATGTGCCGGTTACCGAATGCACAATTATCCCCAAAACCGACCGTGTAACCCCAATTTCACGATCAATAACCCCACATTGCGATTTCAAATCGCCACATGTAAATGGCAAATGCTGTACGATTTCGATTTCGTATCCGACATTTGCAGATAATTGAATCAATGCGGTTTCGGTCGGAAATTGTTTTTTTTGGGTTTTTTGTAATAAATTTGTTCGGCGTTCTTCGATGGACAATGTCGGATCCGGTTCGATGCCATAATCAATTTCCCATTCGGAAATTAATGCATCGGTAAATGGCGCGCGCGTTTCCAGCGCAATTTTCGACAAATCGTTTTCCAATACCGCCATACATGCACCAATTGCCCAAATAAATTGATACATTGCCGATCCGGTATTGCGATTCCATGCTGGACCCATTGGCAACATTGCCAACGCCGCATCACGATATTGTGTATCCGAATGTGCCATTATTCAGTCACCCCGTATGTAATCGTTCCCAAAATTGCAATTCCGTATGGCGATATGGTTGTATCAACCACTGGTGCCGCCAAAACATGCGATATTTCGCCCGGTGTTGAACCGATTGCGGTTTCAATTTGGGCGCGATATACTGTTTCGCCAAAATCATATTCTTGGAATAATGCGATCAAATTATTATTTATCGCGCTTCGTAATGCCGCTGTATCTGGGGTTAAATCATTAATAACAATGTTTATCATTGTTGTTTCGGGCGCAAACACAATTAATTCATTCAAGTCCGCCGGCATTATTGATTCAAGATATTCTTGCATATCAGCAACATCGCCGGCACGTGGTATGCCGTCCGTGTATGTATCGTCCATCATAAATGTAACCCCAACCGTTCCGGGTCCGGCAAAGGTACGAAATGCGCGTGCGCGTGTAACACCGGGGCGCGACAATGCCGCATTTTCATAAAACAATGTATCGCCCGCGCCGACTTCGTTTCGCAATGCCAATAATAATCTGGCACGGTATTCTTCGACCCCCTCGATATTCGCGCCGCCGGTTATACCGGATTCGTCCGCGGTGGCAACGCTGTTAATACCAACAATTGGATTTACGATATTGAATTCCGTATTTGGATCTTGGTTGCCGTTTGAACCGGCGGTTGATGCCTGAATTGGCACAGATACTGTTCCATCAAGTCCAATAACCGCATCAAGCGTGGTTTTATATTGCTGTTCGGATGCGGTGGTAAAAACCGTCCCCAATGGCAAATTGGTTGCCGTTGTTCCGGTCACAATAATGTTTCCGGTGGCAAACGATGCCTTTTTGCGATAAACCGAAATATCCGAACCGCGCGCAATTAATCCGTTAATATCGGCGGTGGTTATAAAAAAATTCTTTGCCAATTGATCCAAATAAACATATAAATCTAAATGTAATGCGGCGATTATTTTCGCCCAAACATTAAATACAGATTGTTTAATAAATGCGTTTGCGTGTTCCACATGGGTGTTGATTTGTGTGCAAATACGGTTAACAAGTTCGGTCAATGTTGGACGTGTGAATGCCATCGTTTATTTCCCCCAATTCAAAATATCGGCATAAACCAGGCGTTGCATTTCGCCATTTGCCATTGTTAATGTCACGGTTAAATCAATTTGTGAAACGCCATGTCGTGCGGCAGATACCGTATATTCGGCAATATTGGATTCATCTGTTAACCAATCCAATGATTCACGCGCGTATGTTTCCACCAATGCGGGCGTTTCATCGGTAATTTTTCCATCCAATTCCCAAATGCGCGAACCAAATGTTCCGGGCGTTTCCGTATCACGCGATGCAACATTATCGCCCCAATATCCGCCGGGCGTTACGCCGTCCGGTATATTATCGGTGTCATTTGGTGCCGCCCATGTGAAAAGCGAAATAATAATCCGATTTGCCAATGACGACCCCAATTTCAAGTCGCCACCGACAATCTGGACATCCAAATCGTCCGGTGAATTCACATAATTAAGTTCGACATCGTGTTCCATATATCTATCATTGCGCGTGGTGCGCGGTCTTTTTTACGCAATAAAACAATTTACGCGGTTGGTGGCGTTGTTGTTGCGGTAATTGCCGTTGGTCCGGACGTTGATGCGCCGGTAATTGATAATGTTTGGGCGATTTCGTGGGTATGGGTATCCAATGTCTTGCCGGAACTGGATGTTACATCACCGCCAGATGTTATCGCGCCGCCGGTTGTGACCGTTGATGGTGTTGTCATAACGCCCGCTTGGGTAATCAATACGCCATTGATATTTACGCCCGCCGATGACATTGTGATATTGTTGCCGTTTATATCGGTCAAATTAATGCCCGACCCGTTCATTTTTACATTATTGCCGTTTGTGTCGGTGGTGTTTATCCCATCCGAATTCATTACAACGGTGTTGTTTTGCGTATCGGTTACAGTAATCCCGTCTTTGTTTAATATAATCGTTTGGTTGTGCGCATCATAAATTGCCGTGTCCCCGGATTCCAGATTTTTAATGCGATATTTTCGGTCGCCAATGGCAACAATTATATGTTTGCCGCACCGTTCAATAATTATTGCATCCAATCCCAACGGCGGATTCGATGTAAAACCAAATTGTTCAAATTTTTCAACATTGTCATAAACACTGTGGCCGATTGATTCAACCTGCATCCGTTGCAGATCGCCACCGTCATCAACCCGGCGGATAATCGCGCCCAAGCACACGCGGCGAATGCGTGTAATAATTGGTGCCATCAAACGTTGTAATGCGCGAAATGTATCCATTGTTACACGCATTCGCCGCGTGTGCTTGGG